TAAGAATGTTGGGTCTACTGAAAGCAAAGCTCCAAAAATTTCTAAAACTAAACCAAGGACTACAAGATCAACAAGCGGAGCAGAGAATCTTATGGTGGATCCTCAAAATAAAGATACTAAGTTAGCAAAAAGAAGAACAAAATAATGGCATACAAGCAAGCACCTAAATCCCCAGTATTGAAAAGATGCTGGGAAGGGTATTCTCCAGTACCTGGTAAAAAGAAAGAGGAACAAGGAAGTTGCGCAAAGTCGCCTGCAAAAATTAGAAAAGCACTTTCCACTAAAGTAACCAAAGCAAAGCAACCAGGTGACGAAGGTTATGTAAAACCTAAAGAAACCAGCAAGTTTATGCGTAAAGCAGGAACTCACGCTTCAGGAGGGGGACAAGATAGAGATATAAAGATAAAGTCTCCTGCTAAAAAAACAGCAGCGTGGACGCGTAAAGAAGGTAAATCTGAAACTGGTGGTTTAAATCAAAAAGGTGTTGACGCTTATAAAAGAGACAATCCTGGATCTAAATTAAAAACAGCGGTTACAACAAAACCTTCTAAACTTAAAAAAGGTAGTAAAGCCGCTAACCGTAGAAAATCATTTTGTGCTAGGATGGGTGGAATGCCTGGGGCTATGAAAAAACCTAACGGAGAGCCAACTAGAAAAAAGTTAGCTTTAGATAAATGGAACTGCTAATGGGATCAAAAGGATTAGGAGATACAATAGAAAAAATTACAAAAGCAACTGGGATTAAAGCTATAGTAGATAAGCTGCCTGGAGATTGCGGATGTAACAAAAGAAAAGAAGTGCTAAATAAAGCATTTCCATATAAACAAAAACCAAATAGTAACAATTAAATCAAATCATTATGAGTTTAGTAAAAGAATTAAATCAAGAAGTTAAATTAACTGAAACAGAATTAAAAGAATTAAAAGCAATCGTCAACGAGATTAACGAAGTGCAAATGCAAATAGGGGGAATTGAAGCTCACAAGCATGAGTTATTACACTCAATAGCAGTAAAGACAACATCGTTAAAAGACATGCAAAAAACCTTAGAAGAGATTTACGGAAAAGTTAACATAGACTTAAACACAGGGGTTATCACTGATGCACCTGATTCGTAAGATAAGTATAGGAAAAGACTATAAGAATGACGCTATGCACTACGCTGTTGGACAGGAAGTGTATGGCGGTCATACTATAGCTCATATTTTAGAAGAAGAAGATAAGTACTCTATATATATAACAAAGAACGATACCATAATGCCTTGGAAAGACTTCAATAAGAACATGTCTGTATCCATCGAGTATGATTTAAAATATTAGAATGCAGAGTGTTTTTAATTATTTAGTATCACCTAAAGGAAATAGAACTGTAGGTTCTAAAGAAATAGAAGGGCAAACATTATTACTTAATACAGATTTACAAAATCACAGCTATACTAATAGAGTAGGTACAATATTAAATCTACCTCTAGTTGGCAACGAAGAACTAAAAGAAGGTGACGACGTTATTGTACATCACAATGTATTCAGAAGGTTTAGAGATGTAAGAGGTAATGAAAAAGATAGTAAGAATTATTTAAGCGAGGACGTTTACACTATTCAAGCTGATCAGATATATGCGTTTAAAAGAAATGGTGAATGGAAAGCTTTAAAAGGATTCTGTTTTGTTAAACCTATAAAAGAAGACAAAATGTTTTCTGTAGACTTTGAAAAACCATTAATAGGCATTGTAAAACTTGGTAATGATGAAATTGAAAAAGAATCATTAGTAGGTTTTAAACCGAACTCAGAATACGAATTCGTAATAGAAGGGCAGAGGTTATACCGAGTACCCACCAATTCAATCACAATCAAATATGAATATCAAGGAAACGAAGAGGAATATAATCCAAGCTGGGCAAGTAGCAGTTGAAGAGTTGATAAAGGTTGCTAAAGAACCTATAGTAGATTCAGAAGATGACTTAACAGCTGATAAATTAAAGAATGCTGCCGCTACTAAAAAGCTAGCTATATTTGATGCCTTTGAAATACTAACGCGTATTGAGGACGAAGAAAGAATATTAGAAAACAAACCTAAGAAAGAACTTGAAACAACGGAGTTTAAAGGTTTCGCTGAAAGAAAATCTAAGTAATGTACGAGCAGAGCTTATACAAGGTTGTAACACCTATAAAACTGACCACTATTTCCCGGTTGAATAAAGGTAAGAAATGGGAATACGGATACAACAAAGAACATGATGTCGTTGTTATAAGTAGGACCGGACAGATTGGGGAAATATATGAAATACAAAATCTTAGGATTGCTTTACCAAAAGCCCCTCCTAAAATAGATAAGAAAACGGACAGATGGACACCTGAGGAGTATCCTAGGGAACTAAAGTCTATAACTAGTATATTTGACTGGAGAGATTATCCGGACGAATTTAAAATCAAATGGGGGATATATATAGATGGGCAATTTAATAAAAGAGAAAACGGTCATTGGTTCAATAATAAGAATGTGGATACTTACATTACTGGTACTCATTTTATGTACTTGCAATGGTCCAAGATTGATGTTGGGAAGCCAGAGTTTCGAGAATCAAATAGATTATTCTATATATTCTGGGAGGCTTGTAAAGCAGACAAAAGAAGTTATGGTATGTGCTATCTCAAGAACAGGCGTTCGGGATTTTCATTCATGGCGTCAGGGGAGACTGTTAACTTGGCAACCATATCAAGCGATTCACGGTTTGGGATTTTGTCCAAATCTGGATCCGATGCGAAGAAGATGTTCACAGATAAAGTTGTACCCATTAGTGTTAACTACCCCTTTTTCTTTAAACCAGTACAAGACGGTATGGACAGGCCAAAGACGGAACTTGCCTATCGTGTCCCCGCCTCGAAGCTCACCAGGAGGAAGCTCGACAGTAACAAAGCTAAAGAAATCATATCAGGCCTTGACACCACGATTGACTGGAAAAATACCGGTGACAACGCGTACGATGGGGAGAAACTCAAATTACTCGTCCACGACGAATCAGGGAAATGGGAGAGGCCGAACAACATCCTCAACAACTGGAGGGTCACAAAAACGACATTAAGATTAGGAGCAAGAGTTATTGGTAAGTGTATGATGGGGTCTACCTCAAATGCGCTTGATAAAGGAGGTGAAAATTTTAAGAAATTATATGGAACATCAGATGTTACGAAAAGAAACGCCAATGGACAGACTCGCTCAGGATTATATTCTTTGTTCATTCCTATGGAATGGAATTACGAAGGATTCATTGACGCTTATGGAATGCCTGTATTCAACACCCCACTTGAAGATTGCGAAAGCCCACACGGAGACGCTATTGAGGTTGGTGTCATAGAGCATTGGAATAATGAAGCTGACGGATTAAAAGGCGACCAGGACGCTCTAAATGAATATTACAGACAGTTCCCACGTACAGAGGAACACGCTTTTAGAGATGAGACTAAAAACAGCATCTTTAACTTAGCAAAAATATATGAACAAATAGATTACAACGAAGATTTAGCTAATAGTAATGTAGTAACAAAAGGTAGTTTTCAATGGGAGAATGGTATAAAAGACTCTAAAGTAGTATTTAGCCCAAATCCTCAAGGTAGGTTTTTAATAACCTGGACTCCTTCTTACAATATTCAAAATCGTCAAGTAATAAAAAATGGTGTTAGACATCCAGGTAATGAACATATGGGTGCTTTTGGTTGTGATAGTTATGATATATCTGGAACAACTGATGGTAGAGGATCCAAAGGAGCTTTACACGGTTTAACTAAGTTTAGTATGGAAGATGCTCCACCGAGTACTTTCTTTTTAGAATATGTAGCAAGACCTCAAACAGCTGAGATATTTTTCGAAGATGTATTAATGGCTTGTGTGTTTTATGGAATGCCGTTATTGTGTGAGAACAACAAACCTAGGCTTTTGTATTACTTTAAAAGAAGAGGATACCGAGGGTATTCAATGAATCGCCCGGATAAGCTTTGGAATAAGTTATCAGTAACAGAAAAAGAAATAGGTGGAATACCGAATTCAAGTGAAGATATAAAACAAGCACACGCATCAGCTATAGAGATGTATATAGATAGCTACGTGGGTTTAAAGTCGGATGGGAATTATGGCACAATGTATTTTAATGAAACGCTAAATGATTGGTCTAAGTTTGATATAAATAATAGAACAAAGTTTGATGCGGCAATAAGCTCAGGGCTAGCTGTGATGGCATGTAATAAAGATTTATACAGACCGAATGCTCCAATACAAAAAAGAACAATGAAAGTTAAATTTGCAAAATACAGACAAGAAGGCAATTTATCCGAGATAATAAAATAAGAAT